AAGAACTTATGAAAGAACAGGAAAATACACAGCTTTTAGAAAGGGCACAAAAGCTTATGTAGATTTTTGGAGAGGTCAAATTAAACGTTGTGTTGAAGGTTATACTGTAGGGAAATATAGAATAACTGGAGATCACTATTTTTTTTTAAATTTCTATAGAATGGGAATTGTTAACGATAAAAAGAAAGCTGGTGCTGGTTCAGAGGAGTCCTTCCCTTTCTTTACATCTAAACAATACGAATTCTTCCATTATATAGAGATTTGTGAATATTTAAAAAAGGATGTAGTAGCACTTAAAGCAAGGGCTGTGGGTTTTTCAGAAATAGGCGCATGTTTGGGTGTACGGCCTTTTATTACAACCAGAAAATTTAGAACTGTGTATACTGCACATTCTGAAACTTATGTTGATGCTGTACTAGATAAATGCTGGTATCAACTTAACTGATTAAATAACAATACTGACGGAGGTATGAAACGTGTACGTCAGAAAATCGATAATATTAAACAAAAACGTGCATCAAAGTTAGACAAAGAGGGTGTAGAATCAGGAAGATTTAGTGAAATTGAAGGTATTCCTGCAGATAATCCTCGTAAAGTTCGAGGAGATCGTTGTGATCGATTAATGTTTGAAGAATTTGGATCAAATCCTGTATCAAGAACTTCATGGACACAAGGAACTGCACTAGTGGAAATTGGAGGTGTTAGACGTGGGATTAAGATTGGATGGGGTACAGGAGGTGACCATGGAGCGGCTTTAGCAGGATTGGCAGAAATGTTTAATGATCCAGAAGCCTTTGGAATTTTACCTTATAAGAATAATTATTCCTCTGATGGCACAGTCCAATTTACAGGATTTTTTATTCCTGCTTATACGTTTATGCTGGGCTCAGACTTCACAGATAATCGTGGAGTTACAAATATATCTAAGGCTAAGGCATATTACGAAGATCAAAGAAGAAAAAAATCAGGTCAATCTCTTCTTGAGTACTGCTCTGAATTTTGCTTTACTCCTGAAGAAGCTCTACTGCGACAAGGTGATAATATTTTTGATTCAGTGGAACTTTCTAACAGAATTACTCAAATTAGAATTCATAAAATGGGGATTAAGCCCAGGAGAGTGGCATTAATTTGAGATAAAACTGCAGATGATAATCTATCTAAAGTTAAGGTTTTTGATAAAAGTGATAGTAATATTTTAATTTATGAGGAGCCACAATTAGAGGGGAAAGATCCATTTAAGAATCTATATGTTGCAGGAATTGACTCTATTGACCAAGGCACAGAAGATTCAGCTACACAGAAAGATGTATCTGATTTTTGCATTGTAATTAAAAAACGCGCATATGGAACTCAAGAGCCTAAGTATGTTGCGATTTATAAAGAAAGGCCAAGAGATATAAGAACTGCTTATGATACTGCTATGAAGTTGTTAGCTTGGTATAACTGTAAGGCTATGCTAGAACATTCTAAGATTAGTATCATAACATATTTTAAAAGTAAGAAAAAAGATAATCTTTTTATGAAGCGTCCAAAATCTAGTCTAAGTGATATTAAGAGAGGTAATTCACAAATGATTGGAGTCCCTGCTACAGAAACTATTATCAAGCATGGATTGGAACTTATTAATACTTATATAAACGATTATTGTTATACAATAGATTCTGATATGATTCTGGAACAACTATTAAACTATTCTTATGAAAATAAGAGAAAATATGATATTGTTGCAGCTATGAGTATGGCAGAAATTGCTGATGAGGAACTAATGGGCTTTAATCCAAAGCCTGCACATAGTGTAGAAAAAGAATGGAAAGATTTTGGATGATTTATTAACTCAAAAGGTTATAAACAATTTGGAGTTATTGGCGATGAATAATTTAGAAGATAAAATACGAAATGTGATAAGGGAAGCTTTATGCTCTGAATATATTGGTAATTTAGATATATTGCATGATGAGGATTCTTATACTTTAAAGCTGGATTTAAATCAACATGAAGCTCCAATGTATTTTTCTTATCAAGGAAGTGAAGATGGTTTTCTTGATTACTTACTAAGAGATTTAAGACAACGACAAATCGATCGTGCTAAGTATTACAAAGGAATGATGGTAGATACTGGTAACGATGATACTTATTATATTGTACTAGAATGAACAAGACAGAAATCCAATTAATAGATGATGCTATTAATGAATTAGTATATGAAAAAGTTAGGTTAAGAAAGGCCTATCAGTACTATCATTGTCATCGAGATGCTGATCAATTTAAAAGTCTTGAATTTAATTATGGAGTAGGTACTCCAACAGCAGTAAATTTCACTCCGCTAATTAAAAAACATATTGATGTTTTAGTTGGAAAGTATCTTGAGCTAGAACCAGATTTAAAAATTTCCTGTAAGGACTCGTTAACAGTAACAAATATAATGCGAGAAAAACAATTAAAGATTGATCAGGCATTATATGAAAAGTTACATCAATATTTACAAAATAATATAATTTCTATATTATTAGACAATAAAGAGGTTGTTAATGATCCTTTTATAGAAAAGGAACTAAAAACTATTCAGGATAATTTAGATAGAACATTTATTTCAGATTATGAAATAACTGCTCAAAATATATTGCGCTATTTAAAGCAATCAAGGAATATTGATATGAAAAATAAGATGAGACTCTTATTTACAGATCTGCTTATTAGTGGAACTTGTTATTACAGAACAAGGCCTACTGAAAGTGGAGAAAATATTAATTTTGAAGCTTTAAATACTTTAAATACATTTATAGAAAGAAATCCAAATTCTCCTTATCTTGCAGATTCTAGACGAGTAGTTATTCGTAAGATGATGACAAGAGAAATGATTTTGAATGAATATCGCAGTGAATTAACTACTGAGGCGGTTGCTAAACTAAAAGAGGCTCCAAAAATGGGGGATGTTAGAACAACAACCTATTTAGTAAGAACCTCTGCTATTCCTCCTGATGGATTACCTAGACCTGACTTAACTCCAGGTATTTTAGGAGGTCTTGAAGCATATCCTGCAATGCCAGGAGATGAGGCTCTATTATCAAATTATAATCCTCATTTAATTACAGTTTATGAGGTGGAGTGGCTTGAAGTAGATGAAAAAACTGGATATTTAACAAGACATGAAGGAGTTAAAATTGGAAATGAGATTTACATTACTAGAGGAGAAGTAGAAAATGTAGTAAGATCTTCTGACTATCCAAGTAAATGTAGGTTATCTGTAAATGGAATGTTTTTCTTGGATCATAATGGAGATCCTTTTAGTTTAGTACTAAATACTATGAATCTCCAAGATAAATATGACCTATTACTTTTTTATAGGGATAACTTAATTGCTTCTTCTGGCACAGTGGGTGATTGGTTAGACTTAGCTAACCTTCCAACTGCTCTTGGTGTTAGCATGCCAGAGAGAATCCAAAAATGGTTAGCTTATAAGAAAAATGGTGTTGGAATTCTTGACTCTTCTCAAGATGGACAACCATTAAATACAATATTCAATGGATTTGATGATACTGTTAAAGCACAAAGTATTCAGGCTATACAATTAGCCATTCAATCTATTGAACAGCAAGCCTCCTCTATCACAGGAGTACTTCCAGAAATGCTTGCACAATATGAACAACGAGATGCTGTTAGTAATGTTAAATTGGGAGTTACAACTTCTGGTCTTTTAACTAAGCAGTATTTTGATTGCATGGATACTGTCTATAAAGAAGTAAACTATGATTTACTGAATCTTGCTAAATTAGTATATCCAAATGGCCTACAGGGAGTTATTATTTTGGGAGATCGATACTCTCAAATATTTTCAGCACTTCCTGAACATTATACTGTAACAGACTTTGATGTTCATATTGAGGATAGTACAGCAACATTTAAGGATAGAGAAACTATAAAGGCTTTAAGTACAGAGTTAGTTAAAGCAGGTTATTCTGATCCCGAAATGATTGTTAATATTGTAGCTGCAAAAAATATGACTGAACTTAAACGCTATGTTGAGCAGTCTATGAAGATGAAGAAAGAAGAGGAATCTATTGTTCAGCAACTTCAACAGCAGCTACAACAAACAGAACAGCAGGCACAAGAGCTACTGAAACAAAATAAAGAAATGCAGTCTCAATTATCTCAATTACAAAATCAAGCTAGCCAAATGGAGCAGGCTAAAATTGAAATTGAGCAACAGAGAGTTGCCCTTGACCATGAAAAGATTAAGAATGATAAAGATTATCAGGACCAATCTATTGAAGTTAAAAAGCAACAATTGCAAGCTCAAGTTGCACAAATGTTCGATAACAATCCTTATAATGATAAAATAAAACAAGTTGAATAATGGATAAACGTTTAATTATTCAGACGATTGTCAGACCTGATTGTAAATTAATTGCAATTGATAACAGTGATTATTATAGCTTAGGAGATGACATGATAAACTTTATCATGTTAGACTTCCTAAGTTATAATGAAACTGAAATTCCAATTGATAAAACAATCAGAATGAGAAGAGAGGTAGTTAAGAGAGGTCAATTACTTTCGAGATTTTCCTCTGAATTCATTCTTGATAAAGATGGCACTTACTGTTATTATAAATTAGTAATTCCTACTTTAGATTATTTTAAAATAGGAGAAACTACCTATAATAATCTTAGTAATGAACTATTTTTTGATGGAAAAACTTTATATAAATGCAAGTTTGAAGATGATGATGAGCATTCATATGAAGAGGTGATAAAAAACAGTATTGTACTTGATAACTATATAGATGCATACAAAATAGTTCACAATAATGGCGCATCACAAACTTTCTATTGCCCTATAAAAAAGATATTCAGTGTTTGTAAATTGCAAAGATGTTTAGTATATTTACAACGGCAATTATTACTTATTAACTGCAAACATTGTAGTTATGATAAATGCGACACAGACAATACTCTGAGAAATAGAAGGGATTTTCTTTTAAGTGCAATGTATGTTTTTGACTATTTAAAGGATATAGGGAATCTAACTGAGGCTCAGAGGGTGTTAGATAGTATGTCTTCTTGTGATTCATTATGCGGAGATTTATTAAATAATTCTAATAACGATTGCGGCTGTGGAAATTCTATATAATACACTATATAGGTTATTCTCGAATGAATTGTTAAATTTAAACATTGGCTACGAATTTAATACTAAAACATTATTTACAATGAATGAATTAGTTAATGCCATTGATTATATCGAGAATGGAAATCCTTCTAGTGAAGAAATAATTAAAATAATGCAATACTATGAAGAAATATAATATGGATCCCTTTATGGAGAAGGCACTTTCAGATGAATACTATAAATTAAGAAGTTCTCGTGATTTTTATACAGGAACTTCTTTTAAGATGTCTACATGGGATCTTAATACACGATATTTCAATGATGAAAACATTATTGATTTTGTATCATATGAAGGGTGCTTATTGTATTGTACACGAAGTCATATTTCATCAGAATCCAATGAGCCTGTACCTATAATTGAAAACGATATTATTGTTGGTATTCATCCTAACATCTTTTGGAAATTTGTCATGGGAACAAATGGCAAAGGGTTAAAAGGTGACAAAGGAGACACTGGTCCTAAAGGAGACCCTGGGGAACAAGGCCCAATAGGTCCAAAGGGGGATAAAGGTGATAAGGGTGACAAAGGTGATTCAGTTACTGGTCCTAAAGGTGATAAGGGAGATCCTGGAGCGGGTGTTATTCCAGGAGGTACTACTGGTCAAGCTTTGGTTAAAAAATCTAATACTGATTATGATACAGAATGAAAAACTATTTCTGGTGGTGGAGAAATCCCTAATTTTGATGCAGAAGTAGCAAGTGTTTCTTCAACAACTCAAGCTAATGCTAATGTAGTTTTAGAAGGAGATGTATTTAAATTTAGTTTTGGATTACCCAAAGGTGCCGATGGAAAGGACGGACAAGACGGTAAGGATGGAACAAATGGAACTGATGGTTCTAATGGAGAGGATGGATTAAGCATTAAGTTAATGTATGCAAAAAGTAGTAATGTTAATACTCCTCCTGTTGTAAATAAAACTAATGCAAATCCTGGGTCTGTATGAAGTACAACAGTTCCAATCCATATATCTTCTGAAATTATATGGTCAATTACTGCATCTTTTAGAGATTCTACTCTTATTGGAGAATGGTCAGATCCTGTTCAAATGACAGGAGAAAAAGGACAAGATGCAATATCGCCAAACTGGAAAACTTATGTTTATAAACTAAGTGACAGTAAACCATCAAAACCCACAGGAAGTAGTCCTAGTCCATCTGGATGGGAAGATTATCCTACAACTAGTGGAAATTGGTGGCAATGTATTGGAACAGTTAATGGAGAAACAGGACTTGTAACTGAATGGTCAGAAGTGATCCCAGTTAATGGTAGAGATGGCCAAGCTCAAGATGGTAAATTTACAAAATTTAGATTTGCTGTAAATACAAGTAATTCAAATCCTCCTACATTAAATG